ATGATGAAATGTTTCAAGGTTTAATAAAAATTCCTGGATTTAAATATAGTCAAATTAAAGAAAAATTTGGAACAAGTAGATGTTATACAAATTTATATCAATTAATAGGTAAACCAGGATTATTTATTGAACGTGAAATTGAAAATACATTAAATATATTTTTAAAATATGAGTAAAACTTTTGTAATTGCAGATATTCATGGTAATTATAAAGGTTTAAAACAAGCTTTAGAACGTAGTAACTTTGACTATCAAAATGATACACTTATATCTTTAGGTGATATTGTTGATGGTCATAGTGAATCGTTTGAAGTTGTTGAAGAACTTTTAAAAATACCAAATTTAATTAAAATTCGAGGTAATCACGATGATTGGTGGTTAAGTTGGATTCAAAGAGGTATACATCCTGCATTATGGATGCAAGGTAGTTTAGCTACTGGACAATCTTATGTTAAACACTTAATAGGTGAAAATGTTGAATTTTCGGATAGAAGTACAGGAATTCCAAGACCTGTGTTAACAACCTCACATTTACCTGATTCACATATTAATTTCTTTGATAGTCAAATTCCTTATCATATAGATAATCAAAATAGATTATTTGTACATGGTGGATTTAATAGACATTTTAGTATTGAAGATCCAATATATAATAATGAAGATGTATTAATGTGGGATAGAGATTTATGGTCACAAGCATTATCTTGGGAAGGAATGTCTAAAGGAATGTTAGAAGAAAAACCTAAATTTAAAATGTCTGATAATTTTAATGAAGTTTTTATAGGTCATACTTCTACACAATTTTGGAAAGAGGATAAACCTATGAAAGCGGCTAATATCTGGAATTTAGATACTGGTGGTGGATTTATTGGAAAAATTACTATTATGGATGTGAATACTAAAGAATTTTGGCAATCAGATGCTGGAAATGTATTATATCCTGAATTTAAAGGAAGATAAATATGAATTTAATAGAAATATTTAGTATAATAATTATACATTGGTTTGCAGATTTTTTAATGCAAGATGAAAAATGGGCGTTAGGTAAAAGTAAAAATTGGGATGATTTAATAATGCACACATTAACATATAGTTTAATGTGGCTTGGTGCTGGATTAACATGGTGTTTATTTGATTTAAATAATGCTTCAAAAATAGCAGATTATACATTATGGTTTGTACCAATAACTTTTATAGCTCATACAATAACAGATTATTTTACATCACGTATTGTAAGTAAAAAATTTGCTAAAGGAGAATATGGTAGTTCAATACCTAATATAGGTGCTTTTACAATAATTGGAATAGATCAAGTTTTACACTATATGCAATTGTTTTTAACTTATTATATATTAGTAAAATGGCAGTAATAGATAAAATAATTTAATAAAAATTAGGAATTGTAAAATAAGTTTCGTATATTTGTATAAATTAATAATTTATATAAAATGATAGGAATTTATAAAATAACAAGTCCTAGTGGTAGAATATATATTGGACGGTCACTTAATGTTGAAAAAAGATTTAAACAATATAAATCATTTAGTAAAAGTAATAATACTCAAATTAAATTAATTCGTTCTTTAAAAAAGCATGGAATTAATAATCATACGTTTGAAATTATTGAAGAATGTAGTTTTGAAGATTTAAATATTCGAGAAAGATACTGGCAAGAGTTTTATAATGTTATTGGTAAAAATGGTTTAAATTGTGTTTTAACAAAAACTAATGAAAAACCTTGTGTTTTTTCAAAAGAAACTAGAGATAAAATTAGTAAAGCACATAAAGGTAAAAAGAAAAAACCTTTTACTAAAAAACATATTGAAAATTTATCAAAATCACATAAAGGTAAAATTTTTTCAAAAGAAACTAAATTAAAAATGTCAAAATCTTCGTTAAAGTGTAATAGTAAAATTTTAATTTCACTAAATACTGGAATTTTTTATAATTCAATTACAGAAGCTTCTTTTATTTATGAAATAAAACGAACAACACTTAACGCAATGTTAAAAGGACAATTAAAAAATAAAACAGATTTAATATATTGTAATGAGTAAAATTGATAAAACATACCATCAGTTGTTAAATAAAATAATAACTGATGGTTATACATATGAAGATCCTAATAGAAAAAATGTTAATAGAATTGAGATACCGAGTTATACATTTAGACATGAATTTAAAGATGGTTTTCCAGCAATAACTACAAAAAAACTCCATTACAAAAATGTTGTAACAGAGTTAATATGGTTTTTACGTGGTGATACAAACATTAAATATCTTGTAGATAATGGTTGTAATATTTGGAATAAAGACGCTTATAATTATTATTTAAAATGGTTAAATAGTAAAAATTTATCTAAAGAAGATTTTGAAATGTTTTCATTAGATTTTAAACAATTTATTGAAACAGTAAAAGAAGGTTTTAAAGATAAAGATTATACTTATGGTGATTTAGGGCCTGTATATGGTAAACAATGGAGAGATTTTGGCGGTGTAGATCAAATTAAAGATTTAATTCAAGGATTAAAAGATAAACCTTTAGGTACTGAACATATTGTTACAGCTTGGAATCCTGGAGAAAAGTCTAAAATGGCTTTACCAGCATGTCATTATGGATTTCAAATAGTTGTAAAACCTTTACCTATTCATAAAAGAAAAGAGTTGGGTTCTAAATATTTAGGAGCTTTACCTAAGTTAGCAACAGCTAAAGAATATGAACAATTTTTAAATGATAATAATATTTCTAAATATGGATTTGAACTTCATTGGAGTCAGAGAAGTATAGATACATTCCTTGGGTTACCTTATAATATAGCTTCATACGCTACATTAGCTTTGATTTTAGAGAAAATTACAGGTTATAAAGCATTAGCTATACAAGGAGATTTAAAGAAAGTTCATTTGTACGATAATAGCTTAGATGCTGTTAAAGAACAATTAAGTAGAGATATTAATAAATATGACAACACAAATTTATTGTTTAAAGATGAATTTCATTATATTACAGATAAAGAATTGTGTGGTGAAGTTTCTTTAGATAAAATTATATTTGAAATGAAATCAGATTGGTTTGTATTAGAAAATTATAAATCATATCCACATATAGTAGTACCAATGTTAGAACGAGATAAGTAAAATTAAAAATTAATTAAATGAATAACACAATAAATACACCTAAAAGCTCTGTAATTAAGAGTTTAACATATGATGAAAATAGAAAAGATTTAACTGTAAATTTTAAATCTGGTAAATTATATGTATATACACCTGTTTCACAACAATTTTTTAATAAATTGCAAAATAGTGAAAGTAAAGGTAAATTCTTTAATAAAAATATTAGAGATAATGAAGCGTTAACTTGTTTAAAATTGATTAAGTAATATGAAAAGAAAAGATAGTTTAGAAAATGAAAGTGAAGGTTGTAGTCAACATCCTGAAACTTGTAGTAATATTTATTGTACAGTACATCGTTAAAACAAAAAATCCTCACACGACCTTATTGGTTATGTGAGGATTTTTTTTGACCCTTTAAATTATTTATCAAACAGTCCGTGTAACTGTTTATAACTTTTGTCTGATTGTGCGAATACTGGAATTACTTTTTTACCATGTTCCCACATAATATATTTATCTTTTTTATTTTTACTTAAATAATCAAAATAACGTTCATTATCTTCAGGAAAAAAGTTGACAGGTGTAATTAAATCTGACGCAAATGTAATAGAGTTTTGAATAAATCTATTTGCTGCAACAGGATTTTGAATCATTCTATTTAATTCACGAGGATCTCTGAATTGAGAAAGCTCTGATTCTAATCTTCTAAAAGCATACATCCAAAAATATACATTGTCATCATCATCACCTCCAGCAGCTCCTAATAAAGCACCTAATAATGGTAACATTACAGATGTCAACGTTATTTCCAAAGTAGTTTTTTTAAGATTTGCTTTTTCATGATCTGATAAATCATTGTAATATTCTTTCATATGAGCTAATTGCAGACCTTTTAAGTTAGGTATTACACCTTGTTTAATAAATCGTACAAATGAAGTATAAATACCTTCTGTAAACTCTTGTTCTGCATTGTTATATGTAATGTCTTCATCTGTTAATTCATCTTTAGATTTTAAAGATGTTTCCATTCCTTTATAACGATATTTGAAACCTGATAAGAAGAAATTTTTAAACATTAATAATGTTTTACCCCACCAATGTTTAGCTAGTTCTGCTTTCATTAATGAATCGTAAACTCCAAAAATATCATGACCTTTTTTCTTAATTAAATAATTAATATGTTGTTTACCACCTTCGTGATATTTACTATCTAAATTCTTATCAGTATAAACAACTTTATCACTCATTACAAGTTTACCATTTTTATCTAACGATAACATGTCAAATAATGATGCTGCTTTATCTTTAGAAACTACATTTCCTTCTTTGTCTATAAACTCACGATTTTTATTCATAACTTTACGACCTCTAAGAATAGATTCAGTAAGAACAGTATTCATCATATGTTCACCCATCTCATTTAAACCATTCATAGATTTTTTTGAAATAAGTCGTTTAGCCATATTATTTCTAATGAATTCTTGTGTAGCATTATCAAATCCTCCCATAATATCAAACATGTCTAACATTTGATTATGAAATGATGTTTTAACAGGATTTCCTAAATCTGCTAAAGTAGCCATTTGATTTTTAGGATTAAAATAATTTGCTTCAGCAGATGTGTAATCTTTTAAAGAAAATAAGTTACCACCTGTAGCATCAATCATCATTTGAAATGAACCATTCATTACGTTGACTACTCCTGAACCAATATTCATTGTCATACCAATACTTGCAGCAGCTCCATTAGCCATTGATGAAAGTTTGTTAGCTTCAATATTAGTACCAAAAGCTTTACCACCGTTATAAGAAAGTATATCATAAAGATGGGTTTCTAATAAACCTTTAATCTTTTTATATTCATTACTTAAACCGTCTTTAACAGTAACACCAGGTTGATTTTCAGCATATTTATTTTGCAACCATTTACCTGTATTTTTAGAACGTTTTTTATATTCTTTCTGACGAGCAATATCTAAAAATAATTTAAGTTTTACTTCATTACTTTTCTTTTCACCATAATTAATTGCATTATGAGCTTCTTTACGATAAATTGTAAATAAATCTAAACTTTGATCTTTAGAAGAAATCTTACCTCTATAATGAATTCTTACACGACGTAACTCTTCATTCTTACTATTAACTTCTTCTTCATAACCAATATCGTCAACTCTAATTTGAGTTAAATCTTTAAATTTATCTGTAAATTGACCTTTAATATCTCCTTCTAAAGTACGTTCTAAATCATTTTTAGTAATTGCAGGTAATTTATAAAATTCTGCACCATAAAGTTTAGATACTAAAGAAACTTTACTATCATAAATATCTTTATCATTTTCAACAGTTTGCTTTCTAAAATAATCTAATGTTTCTTTTTCAACACCTGTTAATTCTTTATTTTTATATTTAGGATTAGGTTGTGTTAAACTTTGACCATTTGGACCAAAAGATTGAATAGTATGTTTACTAAACCATTCTCTTCGCTGTTTAGATAATTCTTTATACTCAGGATTAGATTTTAAAAGTCTATTATTTTTAGCTTTAGTTAAAGTTTCATCATATAACTTTTCTTTTAACTCTGTAATTTTATCTAAAATAGGATATAATTCATTATTAACAGCATCTAAAAAATCAATTGAATATTCACCTTTTAAATAATAAGAATCTTTAGATTTACTTAATTCAAGTAAATTACTATACATTTTAGATTGACTACCTTGACCTTTAGCTTTTACAAACTTTTCAAATAAAGGTAATAGTTCAAATTCTTTATCTTTATATTTTTGAATAATGTTATCTCTAACTTTACCAATAATATTAGACATTATGTTAATTAAACTACTATTAGTATTTAATAAATCTTCACCATGTAAACTAAAGCTTGA